GCGCCAGTTTTGATGATTTTATTTTCGAAATCAGGCATAGGGTTATAAGGGCTATCCGTAACTTCGGCCGGAACGATATTCATATAAGTTTGCTCTACATTGAAGACAGCGTAACCCTTAATGACGCAATAGCCCTTATCTTCGCCAGTAGCCTTATCGGTAGTCTTAACAGGCTTGAAAAATACAATGTGTGTAGCCTTTTCGCCAGTCTTTACATTCGCGCCACTATCGGCCCATTGTTTATATGTAGCCCAAGCTGGATTGCTGTAACCCTTTGCCATGCTGCTCATACCCAACAGCAACCTATTAATGCCTTGATAGGGCTTTTGAGAAATAAAATTCTTATCAGCGCTGCTATCGGTTTTCCAAGGTTTAACCCAAGGCGCTGCGCCTTTCTCTAATTCTGCGATTATGCTATCCGTTACATTCTTATAAATATCCATATATAACCCCTTTAATAATTAATAAATACTGCTATATGTATATTAGCAGATATTGTGCCAATATTATATGTATTGTAAGTATATGATTCTATTACATACGCATTAATACGCTGTTATCAGATATGACGTAAATCGTCACATAATGCTGCATTTTGCGGTATAGCTATATGTATGTGAGTACTTACTAACCTGGAAGGATTTGCACACTACATATATACATATATACATATATATGTATATAGGCATATGTGCAAATAAGATAAGTAATTGTGTCTGTATGTATATGGGTATCTGATACCAAGTAGCATGGGTAGCTAGGCTGTCTACATCACGTCCCCATAGGTTTAACGTATATGTAATGGGGTATGGTACAAGTTACGCTTATACGCTATTTGATACCGTTACAATGGGCATGGGCATGGGCATGGGCTTACTGATACGCTATCCGCGCCAGCTATCGTATGCCTGGTTGCCTATGCGATTGTTCGGGCATGGGCATGGGCAGTATGCCGGCATTGCGCCTAGCCATGCGCCCTCCGATTGGGCTTGATAACCCTATGTGTGGAGTCACCTTTCCCTACCCCCCCCAAAGAAAATACGCCTTTTGTGTAGATGTGCTTATAATGGTTGTACTGACATAAGGAGATGATATGAATAATGGGATACAAGTAGAGAAGAACATTGCAATGCCAGCAATGCGGGGTAATGAAGGTAATGCTTATCCGTATGGTGAGATGAAGGTAGGGGATAGCTTCATGGTAACGGGGGGTACGAAGTCATTGATTAATGCGGTATGTGCGAGGAACAAGAAAGCGGGGGTGGAATGGAGCATGACGTTCACGGCGAAGAAGGTGGAAGGTGGCGTGAGGGTATGGCGTGTAGGGTAATCCCAGGCTGTCAGAGTTGCCGTTGGAGTGAGTGGCGGGAGGAGAGGCTATGGTGCAATTACTGGCGCAGGGTGTGTGTAATGCGGTGTGTAAAGTGGACTATGCCGCATGACAGAGATGAGGGATGCCGAGCAGAGGTTGAATGATCTGAGGCAGATACTCAGGGATGAGATGGGTAGGGCCATCTTCTGCAAGAATGATCAGGATAAGCGCCTTCTGGCGGCGGGGTGGAAGTTGAAGTATTCCGCTACTATGTTTGAGCAGTTAATCCGCGTAGCCAAAGATAAGTCTGCCAGACGTATTATCGCCAATTGGCGCATTGATGCCTTTGATGCGCTCAAAAGAAAGCATAAATGAAGTTCAATCTTAAACAGTTCTATGCGTTCTGTGCCCAGTTAAAGATTGAAACCAAGGAGCAGGGGCTGCGTAAGATGGATACGCTGCTAGGTACGCAGACGTATGTAATGGATGAGATAGCCAAGGGCTTGGATGAGGACATTCATATGTTCATTATCCTCAAGGGTAGGCAGCTAGGTATTACCACTATCTCCCTTGCTTTGGATCTGTACTGGCAGTTCATACACCCAGGCTGGCAGGGTACGCTGGTATCGGATACGGAGGAGAACAGGGATATGTTTCGCTCCACCTTGGCGATGTACATGGACGGACTGCCCAAGGAATACAAGATCCCCCTGATAGCCCATAACCGTAATCAACTGGTATTGAAGAATAGATCCCGTATCTTCTATCAGATTGCCGGCAATAAGAGCAGGTTGGGTCAGGGTAAGGCCATCACCTACCTGCATGGTACGGAAACCGCCTCATGGGGCAATGAGGAAGGACTCGCTTCCCTGATAGCGTCTTTGGCTGAAACTAACCCTAATAGGCTGTACATATTTGAATCTACGGCACAGGGTTTTAATATGTTCCATGAGATGTACACCACAGCCAAACGTGCGCGTACACAACGGGCGATCTTCTGCGGCTGGTGGCGTAACCAGTTCTATTCGGTTGGAGCCGACACAGACATCTACAAGGTCTACTGGGATGGCAAACTAAACGTAGAGGAGAAGGAATGGACACGCGATATTAAAAAGATGTACGGTGTGGAGATCAACTCCCGTCAAATGGCATGGTGGCGCTGGAAACTCCATGAGGGCATCAAGGATGATTCGCTCATGTATCAGGAGTTTCCCCCTACCGAGGACTACGCCTTTGTAATGACGGGTACGTCCTTCTTCTCTAATTCCCGTTGCACCGATGCAATGAAGATTAGTAAGAAGATTGAATGTGATTACTACCGTTACTCTATGGGGAGCGATTTTAAAGATACGGACTGTATTAAATCGACAGAGCGTATGGCTACCCTCAAAGTGTGGGAAGAACCCGTAGATACCGCCTACTACGTCATTGGCGCAGATCCCGCCTATGGTTCCTCCGATTGGGCTGACAGGTTCTGCATCCAAGTATTCAGGGCGTATGCAGACGGGCTGGAACAGGTTGCTGAGTTTGCTACCTCAGAATTGAATACCTACCAGTTCGCTTGGGTCATTGCTCACCTTGCAGGCGCATATAAAAACTCTACCCTGAACCTAGAGGTCAATGGGCCAGGCCAGGCGGTCATCAACGAACTACGCAACCTGAAGCGCCAGGCTTCCATGTTGAAGGGCAACCAAGGTAGGGATCTGATGGATGTGTTATCGCATATGCAGAACTACATCTGGCGGCGTAATGATGCGATGGGAACCCTCTCTGCCAGCATTGGTTGGGTTACCACTACGCAGACTAAAGAACGTATGTTGACGTATATGAAGGACTACTTTGAACGCGGGATGATGGCGATCTACTCTGGCGATACGCTGGAGGAAATGAAAACCATGATCCGTGATGGCGGGTCTATTCAGGCATCAGGCCGTAACAAGGATGATAGGGTTGTAGCTGCCGCCCTAGCCTGCGCAGCCTTTGCCGAGCAGGTTCAACCTCGCCTTATCCAGATGGGTCATACCCGTGACCTGTCTAGGAAACTGGAACCGGACAATAGTCCCGAGGGCTTTGCAGTCAACAGAAATGTTGGTGATTACCTCAAGCGGATAGGATTAAATGAAAATCACTAAATTCAAGTCTTATTTGAAGATGGCCCAATCTACGGTCTATTCCGAACCCGATACGCCAAACTTCCATACGCCCGTCATCATTAAAGCCATTAATGACTTCATACCACTTATGACGCTAACCAAGGAAGGGTTGATCATCGACATTGGTTGTGGGCAAGGGGCGTTCATGACCGAGATGACTGCCCGTGGCGAGTACAACCTGGTTGGCGTTACCCTTAGTCCAGAAGATGCCATAGCTTGCCTAGCCAAAGGATTCCAAGTTCTTAATTGCGATTTCTCTGACATTGCGTACAAAGATAAAGCCGCACAAATGATTTGGTGCAGACACGCCCTGGAACATAGCCCCTACCCACTCTTTACCTTGTTTGAGTTCAACCGCCTCCTGCAAGACGATGGCTGGCTCTATGTTGAAGTACCCGCACCTAATCTTGAACGCTTCCATGAGAACAATCCTAATCACTACTCTGTACTGGGCGATAGGATGTGGGCAAACCTATTCCGTACAGCAGGGTTTGAGATAGCCACTTACAAGCAGATTGGATTTGAACTTACGGATAATGAAAAGAAAATGAATGAACTCTTTTATTGCTTCGTTCTCAAAAAGAATAAATCTCTACCATGTATCCAGTAATACCAAGAAAAGAACTGCTAAGAATAATCCAGCGGTTTTTTGCTGATGACAGCAGGGGGATCTCCGTTGCGCTCTTTGCTGAAGCAGCAGGGCTATCTGAGAAAACCCTTTACAACGTATTCGTACATCACGAAACAATCATGTCGGAAATGGTGCAGCGGCGCGTCAGCAAAGCCTATAACGCCTGGCTCAATGGTGAACTCGCAATAATGATGAACCGTAACCAGACCCGTTTTGTGCAGTATCGCAAAGTGCCACAGCCTAAATTAACCCGCAGCATGGGCTTGGAATTGTGTAACGGTAGTATTAAGATAAAGACTGGCATCCGTAATAAAGCAGATTACTCTGGTAGCGATTTGGACGAACAGTTAAAGGGGATGTAAATGGCTAACATACTTAATGATTATAAGTGTCAAGAACACGGTTACTTTGAAAGCTATACCGCACTTTGTCCCAAGGGATGCACTACGGAAGTATTCATCGTCCACTTGCAAGCCCCAGGCATGATGAGCGATAAAACCAAGAAAAACGATAGAACGGTCAAACAACTAGCTATGGACTTCAAAATGACCAATATCAAGTCCACCAGAGAGGGTGAGGCACAGACTGGCTACCTAACCCGCAGCAATCAACCTGCCGTAGAAGCCCCGCCAGCGCAAAGAGAGGCACAGCCGCGTGATTCGGCTATCTGGGGTGGTATGGGTAATAAAGGACTTAATATGGGTTCTTTGTTGTCTGGTAAAGCCGTTAAACCGATTTATGACGAACAAGTTGGCTTTAACCCTAAATCTAATTCAAACTTGACAGGCCCAAGGGCTGCGAGTTATATGGCAGATCAAGACAACCTTTCGATCAGTAAGAAATAATGCGGATTCCAACAAAAAACGACGAACGCGAAGATTTCTACCTTGAGTTAATCTTTAAGTGCAACGTATCTAAAGATGAGCGCAAGGGCGATTACACTAGCCTACGGTCATTTTATTTGTTTGGCGCAGGGCCAGAAGAATCACCCGCCCTGTTTAACAAGATCTACCCGCACATTGATCAGCTAACGTCCTTCCTTTACTCAGCGGAAACGACTCGCTTCAACATTAATATCGGTGCTTCAGTTCCCCTGGCTGAACACAAAAAGATTCCCGTACTGACGCAAGCCCTAAACGATGAGTGGCTGAACAGTAACGCTGATCAAGTAATGAGCACCGCAATAACATGGGCGCTTTGCTATAACTCAACGTTTGTCAAACTGATCTACAACAACGGCATACACCCGTATCTTGTAGAACCAGGTGCGTTAGGTGTATTGCGTGAGGATACCCCGTACACCGACCGCCAAGAGGCGATGGTTCAGACGTACTACATCACCCGTTCTGAACTGATGGCAAGGTTGTACTCGCATCCTAAACGTGAATCAATCCTAAGCCGCGTTACTGCTGGCGCAAACAATACACAATCGGATGTACCAGATGGCGTAGACCGTATCGTCATGTCGCAGGTTAATCCGACGATGTACGGTTCAGTCAACCTAGACCTGTACGGGATGAACCGCTACAAGGCCAAGGTGTCTGAAGATACGATTGAGATGCAAGAGTTGTGGCTCTGGAATGATGAAATTTCCGACTATCAAGTCGTAACCATTGCCAGTCCCGATGTAATCATTTACGACAGGCCAGGTGAGTCCGTATTCCTGAAAGGCGAGTTGCCATTTATCCAAGTATGCCCAAACCCGCTATATGACTATTACTGGGGGCAGTCTGAGGTACAACGCCTAGTATTCCTCCAGCAAATGCGTAATAAACGCATGACAGAGATACAAGACCTGCTATCCAAGCAAGTCAACCCGCCAACTGCGCTGACAGGGTTTAGTGGTATTTTGGATGAGAAGAACTTTGCCTTGAACCGCGCTGGTGGGCTTCTCTCCTCTGATATGCCTAATGCAAAAGCAGAACGCATGGCCCCGCAGATGCCTACAGACCTCTACGAAACTATCCGAGAAATAGATAGGATGTTCGAGGAAGCCTCTGGCATTGGCAACGTCTTGCAAGGCAAGGGTGAAGCGGGTGTACGCTCTGCTGGTCACGCCAGCCAGCTTGCCCGTCTTGGTTCTAGCCGCGCTAAGAAACGCGCCCTGATTATAGAAGATAGTCTTGAGAAGGTAGCAACGCTCTATCTCAAACTGATGCAAACCTACGATCCTACCCATTTCAATAACGAAAATGGGATTCCATTTATTGCTAATCAGTTCACCAAAGACTTTGTGGTTAAAGTGGATGCCCACTCTAATAGCCCGATCTTTACAGAAGATTTGCGCGAACTTGCGTTTAACTTATTCAAGGCGCAAGCTATTGGCAAGGAGTCTTTGCTAGACCTACTTGAACCGCCAATGAAACAGCAGTTGCTGGACAGGTTGAAGAAGATGGAAGCAATGCAAGCTGAGCAACAGGCTATGCAGCCACCGCCTCAGGCTAAGGGTGGCAAGCCTGAACTTAAATCTGTAGGAGGCGAATAATGCCTATGAATGTAGCGCCAAAGGCCGACCAGCCCCGCGTAACTACGGGTGACTTGCCAAAGCAAGAACCTAATTTGGAATATCGTGCTCAAGGTTTTAAAACCACAAATATGCGAACACCTAAAAGAACTAATGATAGGGGAAGTCGTTACTAACCTAGGAGAGCAACGTGTACACAAAAGCTAAACGTAGCCGTAAAACTCGGCGGTAAGTAATCCCCGCAAGGGATAAGGGTGTGGCTTACTTCCCTATTAAATAGTTCGCCTCCTCTGGTTAGGAGTGAATCATGCGTACAGCTCGCAAAGGCCGTAAGAAGGCTAAGTAAGGGAATTACCCCAGGGGGTGGGTGATTAAATATAGCCCCTACTTGACTTTATTTTGAAGTGAGTGCCTACTACAAACATTAACTCAGGATTATGTATGAGCGTACCTCCAGATAGAATGATGGAATTGATCAAGAGTCAGCGCGGAAATGCCGCTGCTGCGCCCCCCGTACCCGATACGGATGAGGGTATTCCATCTGAAGCAGGAACGCCTCCAATGGCAAGCCCTATGTCTACACCGGAACCCAAGATGGGTAACCGTGAAGGGGCAATGATTAATCTCTCAATGGCTATGGATTTGATTGAACAGGCGCTCCCCGTACTGGGTTCTGAGTCACCTGAAGGCCAAAAGGCTTTGTCTGTCCTTCGTCAAATGTCCAGTATTCTTGGTGGCAAAAAAGAACAGACCAAGGAACTGCAAAATGCTGAGATTATGCAAATGCTTCAAAACTTGCCCCAGGCCGGTGGTGCAACACCTGAAGGCAAGGCGATGGCCCAAGCACCCGCTATCCCTGGTATGGCTCCCGAAAGTGGGATGCCGCAAGGTGATGGCGCACCACAACCCCCAATGTAAGGAGTAATCATGGATCTGTTCAAACCCAGGGGTGCGTCTGCTCCCCGCCGTCCGACTGACAACAATCAGCAAAACGGTCAAATTTATAACACGCCGCGTTATGCAGAATTTGGTGGTCTTACTGGCCCGACCAAGTATTCCAAGAATCAGATGACCTTGGAAAAGCAGCCTAGCGCCAAAACAGGCCGTAAAGTCATCTAAGCAAAAAGGGGATAAAAATGAGTTTGGAAGATCTTAGTTTAGAAGCGCGTGATGAGTTGGCTTTGCTTGCCCGTCAACTCTCAGAGAATCCTGCTACGCGGAAACAGTTTCTTAAATTGACGAAACAGGCTAGGCCAGATATGCCTATCCCTGAATTGGAGATTGAGGAATACACCCGCGCCGCAGTAGATCGTTCTGAGGATCGGGTATCGCAACTTGAATCACAACTGCGTGAACGCGATGCAATATCGGAATTGGGTAAGCGGCGCGATAAGCTGATGAAAAAAGGCTTGATTGACCGCGAGGAAGATGTTGAGGAAGTGGAGAAAGTGATGCTTGAAAAAGGTATTACTAACCATGAGTCGGCTGCGGAATACTGGCGCTGGATGAAAGAGTCTGCCGCGCCTACTCCAAGTGGCTACAACCCCAATGTCATCAGCAAATTTGACCTGTCGAAATACTGGAAGAATCCGGTGATGGGTGCGCGTGATGAAGCAGCAAAAGCACTCAATGAGTTGCGTAAAAACCCGCGACCCATTGGTTTGTAGTAATAGGGGATTTTTTAAACTTCGGAGATAAGCTATGCCTATCGGCGGCGGTATTCTTCCGGCTTCAGGTTCTTCGCAATATAATGAACTTACCTATGTAACCCGTAGGGCGTTTATCCCGAAGCTGGTCGTACAACTTTATAACTCGACACCCCTAATGGCTGCGCTGATTGCAAATAGCCAGCAAGCATCAGGTGGTGTTTCTCAGGTAACCGTACCAGTTCAGGGTTCGCAGTTTGTGAACGCTCAATGGTCTGACTACAGCGGCTCTTTCGCGCAACCGTCAGTCCAGCAGGGTGCTTACAATGCTGAGTTTAACCTGAAGCTGATGATTGCCCCCGTACCTTTCCTCGGTATGGAAGGTGCAGTCCAGCAAGATCACGCGGTTATCCCGCTGATTGAAGCGCGTATGAATGACGCTACAAACGTCATGATGGACGCGATGGCAACGGCTCTGTACAACAACACGACTAATACGCAACAATTTATCGGTCTGCCCCTGGCGGTTGCTTCGTCGGGTACTTACGGTAACATTGACCGCGCAACTTATACTTGGTGGCAGTCAAAACAGTACGCGGCTGGTTCGGTTAATCCGACCCGTCAGAACGTGCTTCAGTACATCAGCGGTACGGTTAAGAACGGTGCGGAAGTTCCGTCCTTTGGCGTATGCGGCTTTGGTACTTGGACGCTGCTGGCTCAAGACTACGTTGGTCAAGAACAGTACGTTATTACCCCAGGTTCGGGTTTTGATGCAGATGGCAACGGCCCCCAGGCAGCGTTTCGCGCCCTGATGGTTGCTGGCGTTCCAATCTACCCCGATCCGTATTGCCCAGAAGGTACTCTGTATCTGCTGAATACTAACTACCTGTCGCTCTACATTCACGACCAAGGTTCGTTTGTATTTACCGGATTTGAGTCCACCCTCCCGAACTGGCAAATTGGTTATGTTGGCGCGGTTTTGATGATTGCCGAATTGGTGAACACCAAACCCAAAGCCATGACCAAGGTGACGGGCTATAACTCGCTGTCCATCTAAGGAGAAATAGTCATGGCACTCGCACTAAATAAAATCATCATTTCAGGCGCAGGTACTAATACTGCTGGCGCTTACTTTCAAACCACTACGGTTGCTGCCGTTACCACGCCAGGTACGGTTATCCCTGCTGGTGTTTATCTGATGTTCCCTACGGCTAACATAACTGTTACTGCCAATAACGGAACTTCATTTAGCACTCTCATGGCTAACAACACCGGCGGGGTAGTTATTTCGGATGGCGTAAACGTCAACGTAGTTGCCGCTTCTGCAAACGCAAACGTCACCATGATTACCGTTAATGGTGGTGCGTCCGTTTCTGGAACGTATAACTCCTAAGGAAACCGTATGATTGCGAATCATGTAGGAGCAAATTACCCCGATAAGTTTAGTCGGTATGCCATTGGCGAAGCTACTGGCGTATCGGTTACTGCTACGGGTAATGCGGTTGCTACCATTGCGATTCTGGGTGGTACGCAATACATCATTCGCCAGATTACGGTATCTAACGCAAATGCAACAATAAACACGGCAAATATCACGATTATTACAAGTAGTGATGGTAACGCGACAAATGCCGTGTCTAACAACGTTGTGTTGGCTAACGTTACAAGCACTTCTACCTATCAAGACCTTGGCCTGGTTGCGGGTACTCTTACGGGTACTTATACAGCCGGTGCTTTGTTCGTGAAGGTAAATACTGCCGTAACCAATGGCACTTGCGATATAACCGTATTTGGCGATGTAATAAGTCTATAACTATGACAACCGTATATGTGACAAACAAATCGAAGAACGAACTGATTACGGATTACGCCTGTAAGGAATTGGTGTTTCCGATCAATAAACCAGTTGAGATTTCGGTTGCGATTGCGCGTCACATATTTGGGTATGGTGAGGTTAATAAAGAACCTTACATGGCTAGTCTTGGGTTTATCAAAACAACGAATGACATACCGGAAGGTTTGAAAGTTCTTGAGAGTTTTGAGATTACCGAGGAGTTGCCGCAAAGGAATCACGCGTTATCCCCCGTGGTAGAAAGAGTACCCCTTCCCCATAAAAAGGGTGGGGGAAATTTCTCTGCTATGCCAGCATGATTTGGGATATAAATGTCACAAACTCTTTCTGGATACATCACAGAATGTCGTAGGCTTTTGCACGATGCCAATGCAAATTTCTATTCAAATCCTGAATTAACGGATTACATTAATCAAGCGCGTCAACGACTGGTGCGCGATACCGGCTGTCTGAGAACTTATCAGACCTCTGCTACCGTTACAAATCAAGAAGTCTATACGTTTGCTTCGCTGCCTAATGCGGCGTTCACGATGGACGTTCTTAATATCAATATTATCTTTGGTAATTCGCGCATACCTTTGCGCTATATGCCTTGGACGCAGTTCAATGCTGAACTTAGGTTTTACCAAAACTACATTGGTAGACCTGTAGCGTTTTCAATGTATGGGCCAACTAGCTTTTACATTTCGCCTGTACCAGACCAAGTTTATGCAATGGAACTGGATACAATTATTCTTCCCACTCCTCTTGTTACTGATGCCCAAGTTGATGAGATACCTGACCCCTGGACTTCTCCTGTAGCTTTCTACGCTTGCTACAAAGCCAAGTTTAAAGAGCAATCTTATGGGGAAGCCGAGATATTCAAACAAGAATATACAAGACAGGCTCAATCAGTATTAGCAACAACTTACACAAGAAGGATGCCTTCACCCTATAGTGCTCCGTACTGATATGGCTGCTGCTGAACAAAAGAAGTCTTATCAAGTAATCAAACAGTTCAAGGGTGTTAATACCAAAGCGAACCGTACCGCTATTGGTGAAGATGAGTTTGCATGGCTAGAGAATGTACAGCCAGTAGGGTATGCAAACCTTAAAATAACAAACAACAGATCCGTTGTTTTAAATTCTGGCAATGCTGCGGTTACTTTTGCCAATACGGTTTCGCATTTAACTTCTGCCAATATTAATAACAAAGACTACATTCTTGCTTTTGAAGCAGATGGTAGGGCTGAGTATTTTGATTTAGACACGCTTACCAAGGGTAACGTAGCAGTTACCAGCACGTTCTCGGCCTCTGGCGTTGAAACTAGTCAATGGAAAGATGAGCGCGTATTAATTATTGACCCATCTAAGGGATATTTTACTTGGGATGGCAACAATACCGTTTTTGTAGGATCAGTAGGCCCAATTGCAGCGGTTAATGCCGGTACGGGCTACACCTCTGCGCCTACGGTCACTATTGGCGCTCCTAATGATGCCAATGGCGTACAAGCGCAAGCTGAAGTCACCGTAGCGTCCGGTGCAATCAATTCCATCACAATTACTGAGGCTGGAACTGGCTATACCGTTGCGCCAACAGTTACGGTATCTGGTGGTGGTGGTTCTGCTGCCAATCTTGTGGGCGGTTTGATTACATTTGCTACGGGTACGGTTTCTTGCTTAATAACGAACCCAGGATCAGGCTATACCAATGCAGCAAACACCGTAGTAACCATTTCTGGCGGCGGTGGTGCTAATGCTGCGGCTACGGCAATCATTTCAGGGAATCAGGTCAATACGATTATTATGACTAACCCTGGCTCTGGCTATACCAACAGCGCCAATATCACGGTGACCATTACCGGCGGTGCAGGCGCAAATGCCACGGCAAAAGCAATAATAAATAGCAGCAACAATAACGGGATCGCATCGTTTTCAGGCAGGGTTTGGATTTCTTTTGGACGTAGTGTTGCCTACAGCGCGGCTGCATCCTATAACGATTTCACCAGCGTATCTGCGGGAACCATTAACCTTACAGACTCTACCTTGCATGGGAACATCCAGCAAATACTGTCTGCAAATAACTTCCTGTACATTTTTGGTGATGACAGCATTAACGTCTTTTCTGATGTTCGCGTAACTACGTCTGGTGCTACGCTTTTTACTAACACTAACGTCAGCGCATCCGTTGGAAGTAAGCGTTCACTAGCAATATTCCCTTATTTCCGTTCAGTCCTATTCCTTAATGATTATGGCGTTTATGCTCTGGTCGGCTCAACTACTAGCAAACTCTCAGACTCTCTGGATGGGGTATTCCCCTTCATTGATTTCACCTACCCGATTACCGCCGGTCAAGTTCTGCTAAACAATATCCTCTGCGCGGCTTTCAACTTTAAGCAAACGTACCGTGGATCTGCCAGATTTGTTCAAGCTGTTTTCTTTGAGAAAAAGTGGTTCTTCACCAGCCAGGGCGATGACCTAAACTTTGTCACCTCTGTTCCTTCAGGCGGGTTAATTAGCCTTTACGGTACAGAATCTAACGCGCTTTATAAGTTGTACAGTAATACAACGGCTAATGTAAATAGCACGATAGTAACAGCCCTAATGCCCATGACTGATCCTATTCGGGATAAACAAGCATTGAAGGTTGGGATTGAGGCTACGCTGTCTACGGCGGGAACCTTGTCGGTTACTGTCGATAGTGAAGTGGGCAGCACTCCGGTATATTCTTTAACCAACGTAGTGGGTTGGACGAATTACCTTGGCAATACGATTGGATGGACTAACAGTTCGGTTACAACAATAACGTGGCTTGCGGGTGGATACATCCTTTATAAGACGGATGCAGAGCAATGGGGCAAGTATCTAGGCCAGACTGTCACCGCAACCGTTCCTGGCGTTGTTGTACACGGATTTGAATTTGAGCATGAATTGAGAGCGAGGT